TTGGTTTCATAGTTTTGGTTTTATTGTTCGGAAAAACAATAAAAACCAACCATATTTCGTTGAAAAGGTTTTGAATTTGATAAAATAGAAACCTAAAACAAACCATTCTAAGACCTTTCTATTGGTTCATCTTTTAAATCAGGTTTACCATCCACATCTAATGTTTTTGTTTTAATTATTAAATCTTTGCTTTCAAAATTTATGAGCAATAATTCTTCTGCTCTTAAAGCATCCAAGTATTTTATAATCTGCTTTTTTTCTCTTGGTTTTGTAGCTATTTTGAATTCAATAATAATAGGCTCTTGATCTAGCTTTAAAATTAAATCAGGTATTATTTGAGTTAGAAATCTATTTTTGAACCAAACAGGATATTTTTCTTGTTGAAGATATTTTATATCTCTTAAATCACATTCCATACAAAAGGCTTTCTCATAAATTTCTTCTGTTAAGCCATATGGCGTATGCGATATTACTTCATCAAAAATATCTAAAATTATACTTTTACTCTCTTCATTCATTAAAATATCTCCGAGTTGTATTCATTAGTTTGATAGCCTTTACCTTTCTCATAAGTTAAAACATCTTGATCTACTAATTTTCTTAACCAAGTCTTAACTGTTGAATCATTTAATTTAGTCAATCTTGTTATTTCTGCTTGTCCTAACCATACTGTTGCTGGTTCATCTGCCTTATCTTGTGTAGATTTTATTGCTTCAATTATTGCCTGACCTTTCTCTGATACTTTTGTTTTCTTCGGCATATCATTATCAGCAATAAGTTCCAATGCACCCGATGTCATGTCATGAAATGGTAGTTTCTGTTCTATAAATTTAAAATTCTTTGGTATTATTGGCTTACCATCTTTGACTAATGTTTGACTGAATTCAACAAACATATCGCTACCCAAATTGGTTCTAGCCACCCTATATTCCCAATCTACTGACGCTTGTATGACAGAACTACCTCTCGCCCTAGAAGAAGTCGAGTGACCTGTATGATGCACTATACAAATACAAGTAGAATACGAATCTCTTAGATCATCTATTCTTTCTATAAATGCTGACATATCTTCGGTAGAGTTTTCATTACCAGCACCAAAGTTTCTTTGTAAAGTATCAACCACAATCATTCTAACTTTACCTGATTCATCTTGTGTTCTATCTATTGTGTCTTTTAATAATTGATGGTCTTTATCATCTAGTAGCCTTGCACCTCTAGTAGATATTAACAATGGTGCATCTTTTACTCTTGTGACATTTAATTGTTGCCACGCTAAGAATCGTCTTGATATTGCCCTCATTCCTTCACCAGCTAAATAAACAACCGAACCCTGTTCTGTTTCATGCCCATGCCAATCACGACCTAGTACAATATTACAAGCTAAATCTACTGTGACAAAAGACTTACCGCTTTTAGGTTGCCCAAAGATAGCTACAACAGAATCTTCTTCACATATATCTTTGACCACCCATTTAGGCGGTGTGATGTTCTGCATGATGTCATTGACTTGTACTAAGTCAAACGAAACTCTTTTTTTTATTTGATTATTTAAACAATAATCTAAGAACTGTTGCGATGATGTGAAGAAATCATTTACTTTGGCATCGTATAAATCATCTTTGTCTTTAAACTCTCTTGGTGGTTTTACAATAATTACTTCTTTAGCTATTTGACTAAGTTTTTCTTTTAATTCTTCAGAACATTTTTTACCAGCTTCATCATTGTCAGGAAAGATAATAACCTTTCTATCTTTTAAAGGTGTCCAATCTTGTTTGTCTAAATTATTAACACCGCCATGCCAAGTACAGGTATCACCATCGTATATGCTTTTACAACCCAATAAGGCTTTTTCTCCTTCATTAATCACAACATAATCTTCAGGCTTTTGATTCTCACAATAGATAGGCAAGATTCCATCAGGTCTTTTCATTACCCATTGATCTTTAATCTTAGTAAATGGTGCGTATTTTTGTTTTATGTAATGTTCATTTGGAAAACGCATTACACAAAAAGAATCAGAATAACGAAGATAAACGACAGACTCAGTTTTAAGCTGGTACATATCTTTATCAGTGAATGTTCTTGTTGGCTTTGCTGGTTCTATAGGTTTGTATTCTTTTAAGAAATCATCAGGATTTAGACCACGATTCTTAATAAATTCTATTAAACCAAACCCTTGATTGTTTTCAAAATCAAAGAAAGTTCCTTGTTTTAAATTTAAAGCAAGACTAAATTTCTTCCCCCACCGATAGTAAGAGCCATCTTTTTTCGATGGCTCTCCTAATATTTGTATTGCTACTTCAGGTGCAATTTTCTCCCATTCTAATTCCAAGTGTCACCTGTTTAGAATGGAATATCTTCATCATCAATGCTATCCAGAGCATAACTTTCCTTTTTGGTGTCACCATCTGAACTTTTTGGGAGAAAATTATCTTCGTGACTAGTGCCACTTTGATTATCAGATGGTGACTCGCTATACCAATTTGGTATAACAAAATCTTTAGGTCTGTCTTTAAAACCAACAAACTCAAAATGTGGTATTGCAGTTTGACCTTGCCCAATTGAAATACTTTCTGATCCTGTCCATTTCACAACAGGCAGTTTATCTTTATTTTCAGGTTTCTGTGATTCAGCAAAAAAACTAGCACCCATTTCCTGAAAACCTTTTAATTCTCCAAAGCTATGTCTTTGCCATAAGCAAGGTGGATGTGTGACATTTTTATCACCATCAACAAATTTAGGTAAGACCCAAACTGAAAATGCTTTTTTATGTTCTTCACTTGGTTTTTCAATTGGCGTGTATAAGTCTTTCTGCCATTTATAATCAAAACCACTACCTGTTTGGTACAAACCCCAACCCATTAACATGGTTGCAACATCTACCATAAAGTAATTTACATCAATAGTTTCTTTGCCACGATACCAACACTTTTCTTGATAATGATGCTTCAAGTAAGGCGTATCTTCTGAGTCAAAAACAAAAGGATTATTTTCCATATTTTTCTCCAATAATTAAGTTTAAATAAGTTTTTTTTAAGAGTTCTATATTCTCAGCGACAAAAACATCTAAACCAATATTATCTAAATCTTTAAATGTTCTTTCTCTGTTATGTCTAATCCAAATGTTCATACAGAAATCTTGAAAGTCAGCATCTTCCTCTAACTTTAGTTCTCCATTTGACAATTGTTCCGACATATATATTTTCTCTTGGTTGCAACCTTATATTATTTTTTTATTTATTGTCAAACAATAATTGTAAAAAAAAAGCCACCCTTTCGAGTGGCTTCTTTTTTTTTGCTTGTTAGATATCGCCTTGTAATTTTTGTATTAATTTATTTCTAGCTATTCTTTTGCCATTCAATAAACAATTAACGCTTACTCTGTCACTATGTCTTACAAAACGAGATGACCTTGAAACCTTGATACCAACAAGACCAATGCTAGTTTTTTTGGTAGCTTCTTTTTCTACAGAAACAAATCTTTCTTCTGTGTATGTTCTACCAAATGTTTCGCCCTTATAAGTATAAGTTTCATCAAAACCAATCTTTGCTTCAACTTCTAAATCTTTTAAAAGTTTTTCAGTATCAGCAACATTGATTAAGTCTTTACCATGCACTTCTTCTATAAGTTGTTTTAAAGAATTAATGTGTTTGATTGCATTAGCAATACCAGATTCTATATTTTGAATATAGTTCTTTTGCAATTTTTCAAAGACCTCATCAAAAGATTCAGTTCTCCAAGGTCTGCTTTCATTAGATTCTTCACAATGCTTTTTAAGATTATCTTCTGTATACTCGATACACTTATAATCTTTGTGCATAATGTGTCCTTCGTTGTAAGGCACAATGTCAAAATCATGCTTTGTTAGTCTTAAAGAATAGTGAGAAAAAGTTTTTTTGCCTTCAATAGCTTCTTGCAATAAAACTTTTTGTCCATCTATCCATTCAAATATTCTAACAATAGTCGCTTCAGAAAAAGACTTATCAACCTCTAAAGGTTTTCTGTCTGAACCTTTGCAAATACCATCAAAGTACCCAAAATCAACTGTGTAGCCATGTTTGGCTAATAAGTTGTTTGCAGTATCAACCGCTTGAACTCTGCCACATGCTTGGCAATGTCCTCTGTGTGTGTGTGTTGTTTTCATAATTTTCTCCTTATTTATAAATTATACCTATTATATTAATGATTTTTGAGATAATTACAACTATTGTTTACACTAAATTTAAAAAAAAATATAAAATAATAGTTGCAATATTTACAACCATAGTTTTAAATGGCACTTGTAATTAACAACTTAGGAGAAAATTATGACAGATTGGAGAGAAGATACACCTTATGATAGGGAAGAAATGCCAGACTATAAGGAAGAAGAACGACCACAAAAAACAATGAAAGCAGTTATAGTTTTGCTTAATGGCAAATGGATGTGGATCACACAAAGCGATGATGAAATATTGTTGCAAAGAAAAAAGAACACCCATCAACATTTAAAAGCCAAAATTGTTTCTTGGGATGAATGGGAATTAATCAGCAGTTGTCAATGATGGAATACAAATTAGAAGGTGATGCTATCGTTGGCTACGAATCAGGTAAGCAGGTCTTTTATCTTTGGATTAGCAATCCTGTATCAAGATCAAAATATATTTTACAATTACACGATTCAGGAGATTTAACACAATGAAAATAGAAAAAGAATATTTTATTGAACATGGAAAATTTACAGAAGTTTTTACAGTTCAGAGAATAGATTTTGAAAATGAAAATGCTTACTACAAAACTGAAGCAACCTATACAACTTTAAGAGAAGCATTGAAAGATTTTTACAATCAATGCAAGAAACATAAAGACACACTTTTCAGAATTGATCCATATAATGTTTATTGGTGGCAAGATGGTTTGTTATGGAAATTTGACGAAGAACTTAATCTTGATTTTCAATTAGGTAATGATTGTATCTACATTTCTAATACTGAAGGTTGGGAAAGTTATGTCAAAAAATTACTAAGGAGAAAACAATGAGCAATACAGAAAGAATAAATAATGAATTGATTTATTATGGTGCTAACTATCATTTTAAATTCACTGACGAGAAGTATCACAGGTATGCAACTTTAATTGTTAAACCACAACACATTGAATTATTGTCCAACAACACAGATTTATCTGCTTCAGAACTGAAAGAAGTTATTGTTGAAGAATGGTTTGGTTTGGAAAATGAGATAACAAGAGAAGCGAATAATAAAAAAAGGAGAAAACAATGAAAGATTATAAGAATTACATAATTATTGGTTTGCTGTTATTTATTATAGTTTGCTTTTGTTATGTAGCAGCTAGTGTGGAAATTGTTTTAGTATGAGCCACCCTGTCAATGACGAAATTTTAGATAAGCTAAGAGAAGAAGGCGAAGCACTTGGTTATACAGGAGAAGTATTAGAAAAATGGATATGGATGAAATTCGAGCAACTACCAGAAGGAGAATAATATGAAAGAAAGAAAAACAATAAAAAAGGATCACAACCTAAAAAATTCATGGGAAGCCATGAGCAAGGCAAGGACAAAAAAATACCAAGCGTATAAAAAAACTGTGCTACCAATCATTAAGGAGATACAAGCATCAGGTGTTAAAAACTTACAAGGTATCGCTAATGGTTTGTCTGATAGAAAAATTAAAACTGCTTTTGGCAAAGATAAATGGCATCCCTCACAGGTTAAAAATTTATTAGAACGATGAAAAAATTAAGAGTACGACTTGATATGTCGTCAAAGAGTGTTTACATAGACATTAATGACTTTAGATGTGTTCGCAAGGTTGATGGTCGTACAGCAGTATTTCTTGTTAGCCAAGAAGAACCTATTATGTGTCGTGATTCTGTACAAGAAGTTAGTGAAGATTTATCAAGAATTTATGTCGGAAGTTAAAAGAACTTTTACTAATGCTGTAAGGCAACCATATCAGGATGCTATCGGCATAATATTAAAGATCATAGATTATCATAATGAACAGGCAAGAAAAGATTTTGGCAATAGTGAGTTTCATAGCAAACAAGCTACTGCCTTAAAATTATGGATGATAGACATGAAAGAATTTATAACCAAACATGAGAAGAAAACCATACAAAAAAGCCAAGAAGAAAAAAGCTGAAAAGAAGTTTTATGCTTTGTTGGTGAAAATGTTTAAGAAAGATGAAGGAGAAGAATCTGACAGTTGAAATCATATTTAATGACTTTGAGTCTGATAGATACAATAAAAAACAAGAAGCTAGAAAATTTGAGTTAGAACATTCTGGCTACAAGTTATCAAGAAAAGTATTTTGTGGTGAACACAAAGTGAAATTAATTTATAAAAAAGGAGAAGAAGATGAAACCAACCATTCCAAATAGAACAGGTCAAGCAACAAAACAAGATGTTGTTATGACACCATATAATACTGCAAAGTGGATAGTTGAACATTTTAAACCAGAAGGCAAAATGTTAGAACCTTGTCGTGGCGATGGTGCTTTCTATACCGCAATGCAACAATATAATTTTGCAACTAAAGGTATGTCTGTAGAAGATGATGATGTTGATTGGTGTGAAATATCAGATGGTAAAAACTTCTTTGATTATAAAGGTAAAGTCGATTGGGTAATTACTAATCCACCTTATAGTATATTTGATGATTTTTTAAATAAGGCATTTGAAGTTGCAGACAATGTTGTATTTTTTATCCCTTTTTCTAAATTATTCAAATCAAAAGGTAATGACCAATCAGTTATGAAATATGGAGATGTAAAAGAAATTGTTAATTTAGGCACTGGTAATAAACATGGGTTTCCTGTTGGTTTTATGGTTGGTGCAATACATTATCAACGAAATTACAAAGGTAATATAAAATTTTCAAGGAAGTATATCTAATCCTTCTCTAAAGGCAGGTCAATAATTTATTTATAAAAAAGGAGAAGAAGATGAAAACTAAAATTAAATATGCAGGAAAACTTACTGCCAAAACTTTAGAAGATTTAAACAGAAACCTAAACAGGAGAAAAAAATGACTGATATGAAAACCACAAATATTGAACACACGCCAGAAGCTATCGGAAAGCTTACCCCAGATTATGAACTGTCATGCAGCTTACTTGAAGCTGTTATTGAAGGCACTAATCCTTATCAAACCAGAAACCAAGTTTTAGAAAACTGCCATAAATCTTTAAATGGTGAAGATATAAGAATAGCTACCAATAATTATATGGAAGTAGGTAATGTTTTAGAAAAACCTGTAGCAGAGTTAGCAGCTAAAAGAATTGGTTTATTAGACATTCAATTAGTTGTTGAAGAAGCTGTTCGACATAAAAAAATTACACTTAATGGTTCAATAGATTGTATTGGTGTTGCTGATGAAATCTTTGTCACTAAAGATGAAGAAAAAGGTTTTTACTGTCCAGAACTAGAAGATGGTGAAGGTTTTAAATTAAATGGTAAAGGCATTGTAGAGATAAAAATTACAAATGCTAAATTAACTGAAACCTTGCCTCTATATCGTGGTGTGACACAAGTAAAAGGTTTAATGGCAATCACAGAATTTTCGTGGAGTGTCGTATGTGTTTTGAATGGTTCTGATTTAAGAATGTATTTTTACCAAAGAAACGAGCAATGGGAGAAAGATGTTTTAGAGCCAAAAGTTATTGATTTTAACAATCGAGTGAACACGCTTGAATGGTATGATCCTTTTGATACAAAAGAAGCAAACTATTTAACGCCACAAGACAATGGTGAAACTACTGAACTAACCAAGCAAGACCAAGTACAGATAGATAATATTATGGCTTGGGAAGCACAGATCAAGAACCTAAAGGATAATATTGAAGAAGCTAAGAAAAGCATTATGATAAGCATGAAAGAAGCTAAACAAGGTTTTTCTGAAACGCATAAAGTTGTTTGGCAGACTGTCAATTACAAAGCACAACCTGAGAAGGTAGTACCGCCAAAAGATGCTTATACTTCAAGAAGATTTAGTATAAAAGAATTACCAAAAAAAGATTAAGTTTTTGTTGCAATAGTTGTAAAAATCATTAACATAATAGTTGTAATTATCAATAAAGGAGAAAATTATGTTAAAACAAATACTTGAAAATCTTTCTAAACAAGAAAGTCTAGTTCCTTGTAAGCAAGGATTCGATAAACAAAACTATTCTGCTTATGCAGACATGATTCGATATTGT